AAGGTGTATCATTAAGATCATTTTGTACAAATAACAATGCAGCATATGTAGCAGTTGAAGAAACATATGGTGATCACAGTTATAATGGTCACGCTAAAAAAGATGAGTCATTTAGAAATGATATGACTAACTTTGGTATATTAATGGAAATTAGAGGTATAGATAAACCATTTAAATGGGCTAGAGAATTAGTAGGTAAAGTACAAGATAATAGTACTGGTTTATTTTATAGTCCTAGTAGAGAACCATCTACAACATCAGAAGGTATTGATGTATCAGCTACTAAAATAGATGATTTAAATGTAGTTAAAGATGCATTCCAAGGATATTATCAATATATAGAAGATTTTATCAATGATATGAAAAAAGTATTCCCAACATTAAAGGATGATTGGGGAATATATGTACCTGAAGTTAAATATTTAGCTCCTGAGCCATTAGTTAATTATAAGAATCTTTCATTAACAAAATATCCTAATGTACACTTTGTAGGTGATGCATTATCCGCTAGGGGTATTTCGGTTTCAGGAGCTCATGGTACATTAGTGGCAGAGCAAATATTAGTAGATCAAAAAGAATGGGATGACTTTGTAGAAGCTGAAGATAATTCAACAGTTTGGGATGAAGAAGATAGTAAAATTAAAACTATAGCTGGTTTAACATATGATAAAGATAATAGTTTTATGAAGTTTATAAATAGAAATGGTTAAAAATAAAAAAATGGGAAAAAATAAAAAATTATTTGAAGAAAAAGTAATAAAATATAAAGGTGCAAGACATTACTTAATAAGAATGGAAGGTGAAGAACATTTTAAACATCATAGATGGGATGCCCCAGCAATAGTTCCATTATCAAGACAAAGTGAATTTAAAAAAAGTTATTTTTTAAGTGGAATAGAATACTCAGAAGCAGATTTCCAAGAAATTATGAGAGAAAGAGAAGGATTACCATGGTATAAACAATCAGCACCTAAAGGAGAAACATATAGAAATTAATATGAGAGAACACACACTACAAGCAATGCCTTATAAAGGAGAAATCCATAAAAAAGCTTGGGGTCATGAATTATGGATTATTAATAATGAAAAATACTGTGGTAAATTATTAGTATTTAAAAAAGATAAATCATTTTCAATGCATTATCACATCTTAAAAGATGAAGCATGGTATATTTCTAAAGGTGAATTCCAATACACTTATATTGATACAGAAACAGCTGACCATAAATCAGTAATAGTAAGAGAAGGTGACTGTATTCACTTAATGCCAGGACAACCTCACCAAATGTTGGCTCTTGAAGAAGGAAGTTGTATATTCGAGGTGTCAACTCAACATTTTGACAGTGATAGTTATAGGGTTTTACCTGGATCATCACAAGAAGATAATAGTGATAATTTACCATTTTAATTATGAAAATAGGATTTTGCGGAACAATGTCAGTAGGTAAAACAACTTTAGTTAACGCTTTAGCTGAATTACCTGAATTTAAAGATTATAAATCAACAACAGAACGATCTAAATATTTAATGGAGTTAGGTATTCCTTTAAATACTGATTCTACTGTTAAAGGTCAAGCTGTATTTTTAGCTGAAAGAGCTAGTGAATTAATGAATGATAATATTATTACTGATAGAACAATTATTGATGTTATGGCATTTGCTAGTTGTTCTAATTCAATGTATTATTGGGAAAAAGATGATTTTTGTAGTTTTGCATCTAATATGATTGAAGAGTATGATTATATATTTTATGTATCTCCTGAAGGTGTTGATATTGAAAATAATGGTGTTAGAGAAACTGATGCAAATTATAGAAAAAGAATTGATGAAACAATTCAACTATTAATTTTAAAATACAAACATAAAATTAAAAATTTAGTTGAAATTAAAGGATCAACAAAGGAGCGTATAAAATCAGTTAAACTAGCAGTTCTTTCGTGATATTTATAAATAAAATACTCTTACAATGAAAAAATCAGAATTAAAAGCATCTATTAAGGAAGAAATTATTGAAATATTATCTGAGGCAACTGCAGAAGAAGTTAGTAACGCTAAAGAACTAAATAAAGAATTAGAAAAAACAGCTAAACTTAAAGCGGATCTTGATAAAATGAATGAGGTTGATGATGATGAAATGGATAAACAAGCATCTAAAGCTGCTAAAAAAGGAGATTCTGTATCTAAAATAGCTAATAAACTTCAACAAACTACTAAAGAAATGAAACAGGTAGTTAAAAAATGGAAAAACTCAGAAGGTGAAGAAAAAGCTAAATTAACAGATCGTTTAAGAGAACTAACAAAAATAAAGAAAGAATTAGAATCTTTATTATAAAAACCCCTATTTATGAAAACAATTTGGAAAGTTATATTAGGAATTGGAGGTGCAATAGCAGGTATATTAGCTATATTCGCATCTACGAAACAAAGTCAAAGTAAAAAAGAATTTAACAGAAGAGTTAAAGCTAATAATGATAAATTAGATTTTATTACTAAAAAAGCTGATAAAGTAAAAGAAGCAAAAGCAGTAACAAAATCAAATATTAAAAAAACTTCTGCTAAAATTAAAACTACTAAATCAAAAGTTAAAAGTACTAAAAGTGCTAAAAAAACTGTTGACAGTTTCGAAAAAAAATATAGAAAAAAATAACATGAAACATATTTTATTATCATTACTAATGATTATAACCTTTAATTGTTATAGTCAGGAAGTAGTAGAAATTCCTCAAGATGAACTTGAAGGTTTTTTCTTAGCTATTGACACTCTTAAACAACAGGACTCTATAAAAACTATTTTAATCAGTGATTTAGAATTACAATTAAAAAATTATAAATTATTAGACAAACAAAATAATTTAATTTTAGATTACAAAAATGAAGAAGTAAATCTACTTAAAGATCAAATCAAATTATATGATGATAGGTTAAATCAAGTAGATAAGTGGTATAAAAAACCATGGGTTGGAGTTGTAGGAGGGGTAGTAGGTACTCTAATTACAATTCATGTAATAGATTACTCATTACCTAGATAATGGCAGATAAGGATTTAAAAAAAATAATAAGGCAAGAATACTTAAAATGTGCTACAGACCCTGCTCATTTTATGAAAAAATACTGCTTTATACAACACCCACAAAGAGGTAGAATCCAATTCGGTTTATACCCATTTCAAGAAAAATCATTATATTTATTTAAAGAAAATCCCTATTCAATTATTCTTAAATCTAGACAGTTAGGTATTTCTACCTTAACAGCTGGATATTCTTTATGGTTAATGTTATTTCATAAGGATAAAAACGTATTATGTATTGCAACCAAACAGGAAACAGCTCGTAACATGGTTACTAAGGTAAAATTTATGTATGATAATTTACCTTCATGGTTAGCAATTAAAGCAGAAGAAAATAATAAATTATCACTTCGACTAAGTAATGGATCAATAATTAAAGCAACATCTGCAAGTAGCGATGCTGGTAGATCAGAAGCAGTATCTTTGCTATTAATTGATGAGGCAGCTTTTATTGATAATATTAGTGAAATATGGGCTTCATCACAACAAACATTAGCAACTGGAGGTGGAGCTATAGTATTAAGTACACCTTATGGTACTGGAAATTGGTTTCATAAAACATGGGTTAATGCTGAATCAGGTGAAAATCAATTTTTACCAATTAAATTACCTTGGTGGGTACATCCAGAAAGAAATCAAGAATGGAGAGATGCACAAGATTCATTATTAGGTGATCCTAGATTAGCAGCTCAAGAATGTGATTGTGATTTTAGTACATCAGGTGATATAGTATTTTATTCTGAGTGGATTGATTTTATTAAAGAAACAACAATAAAGGATCCAATGGAAAGAAGAGGTGTAGATCAAAATTTATGGATTTGGGAACCAGCTGATTATTCTAGAGAATATATGGTTGTAGCAGATGTAGCTAGAGGTGATGGTAAAGATTTTTCGGCTTGTCATGTAATGGATATTCAAACTAATACACAAGTTGCAGAATATAAGGGACAAATGCCACCTAAGGAATTTGGTTATTTTTTAACTGGTTTAGCTACAGAATATAATAATGCAATGTTAGTAGTTGAAAATGCTAATATTGGTTGGGCAGCATTAGATGCAATTAGAGAAAGAGGATATAGAAATTTATACCAATCACCAAAATCAGATGCATTAACAGCAGAATCATTTTTAAGAGTATATGAAGGTAATTCAGAAATGGTACCTGGTTTTACTATGTCAATGAAAACAAGACCTTTATGTATTAATAAATTTAGAGAATTTGTAGGAGATAAATCAGTAAATATTCGTTCAAAACGTTTATTAGAAGAAATGAAAGTATTCATTTGGAAAAATGGAAGACCAGAAGCTCAAACAGGCTACAATGATGACTTGGTTATGTCATTTGGAATTGGTATGTTCCTACGTGATACTTCGTTAAAGTTTCAACAACAAAGTTTAGATATGGCAAGAGCAGCATTAGGGGGAATTAAAAGTAATAGAGCTACACAAACGGGGGCATACACAGGTTTAGGTAGTAATACACAAAACCCATATGAAGTAAAGATAGATGGAAAAGCTCATGACATAAAATGGTTATTAGGGTAATAAATATAATATTTATAAATAAATAAAACATGGCAGATACAGGTTTATTTTCAAGATTAAGAAGATTATTTTCTACAGACGTGATTATTCGTAATGTGGGTGGTAGTCAACTTAAAGTTTTTGATGTTAATAAAATACAACAATCAGGGGAGATTGAAACAAATACATTAATAGATAGATTTAATAGAATTTATTCTAATTCATCAACATCATTATACGGACAACAATCTCATTTTAATTATCAATATCTAAGACCACAACTATATTCTGAATACGATGCAATGGATACAGATGCTATTATTGCATCTGCATTAGATATTATAGCAGATGAATCTAC